CCAACCAGTTTCAAGGGACATTAACACTTGCGGGAGATGGGCGGGTATGAGATTATTATTTGCGGATTATACATTACCCGAGTTTAACAATATTATTGAGAAAATCCATAGGGAAACGGGAATAGATGGCGACACATTAGCAACGGCATTGACTGCGGAAACACTTGGAAAGTGATAAAATGGTCTAAGGGATACAAACGGATAAAAAGGAGTAATGCCCGACTATTCGCTTGGAAAGATTTATAGGATATATTCTCCATCAAATCCAGATGCTGGAGAATACATAGGTTCTACTTGTGAAACTCTGCTGTGTAAGAGAATGGCGAAACATAGATGTCAATATAAACGATATACGGAAAAGGGTGTCGGGTTCAAGACCACATCATTTCCCATATTAGAATATCCAGACGCAAAAATAGAGTTGGTGGAAAGTTTCCCGTGTGAAACCAAAGACGAACTATTGAAACGAGAGGGTAGTTGGATTGAAAGGAAACGATTAGAGGGTGGTTGTGTAAATCGTAAAGTAGCGGGACAATCACAAGCAGAATATATGGAAAAACATAGGGAACAAGAGGCAGAAAGAGCAAGAAAATGGTATGCTGAAAATAAGGAACGGGCAGTAGAAAAAAAAAAGGAATACTATGAGAAAAATAAGGAAGAAATTATTAAAAAACAAGTAGAATATAAAAGAGAATATAGGAAAAAGAATAGAGAAATGATACGACGGAAAGAAAGGGAATATTATGCGAAAAACAAGGACAAAATAAATGAGCGGAAGCGTGAAAGAAAAAACAAGAATAAATAGATAGATAGATATGTCATTACTGGGAAGTCGTAATATAAATATTGAGAAGTTTGGCGACCCAAAGAATGTAGCACTGGTATACTACAATTGCGATATAATCAATGGAGCAGATGAGGATAGAGGAGTGCTGACAAAACCTCTCGCCAGATTTAACGAAACTCGTGATACGGCGATTATCAATGATTGTTCCAAGTATTATTTTTCTATTGTGAGATTTACTTTGAATGGTAGTGATGTTCTCCTTCCCTTATTTGTGCCTCGTATCCAGTTAGGAGCGGGACAGACAAATCCCAATTTGACGATATATACGATTTCTCTTCAAATGGTGGCGAATTATGAGATTGGAGGTAATCCATTTACGGAAACATTCAATGCGACTGCTCCCGTAATCTGGTCGCCTCAAGTAGATGGAGTAAATCCTCCTACTGCTCCGTCTGGTGGATTTGTGTCGCAAGACCTATCTACTCCGTATTACTATTGTATGAATTATCAGCATTGGGTGGATTTGGTGAATGTTGCTATTCAAACGGCGTATGGGTCAATCCAGACAGCATTCCAATCGTGGTGGTTGTCAAATGGAGGAGCAAGTCCCGCTCCCGATTTGGATACGCTTCCTCCCAAATTGAAGTATAACCCAGACACAAAGAGGTTCTTTTTGTTATGTGATACGACTGGTTGGGGTGGTTCTACGAGGACATCTGCTGGTTCAACTACGGACGAGAACTGGTCGTTGTTTTTCAATTCCAATACTTATGGACTATTCAAGGGTTTCCCAAGTCAGCAATTGGGAGGAGATATTCCGTCAAGTAATTCTAAGGGACTTCAAGATTATGCGTATGAAATCAAGACGGAGGATATTACGGACACGGGAGATAATATAGTTCAGTATAAGAGTATTGATTATTACAGAATAGACCAAGATTATATAAGTTCTGGAACTCTCTGGTCGCCGATTGCGTCGTTGGTGTTTGTATCAACTCTCATTCCCATACATAACGAGCAAACGGGACAACCCGTTGCTTTTGGAGATGGGAATGTTGTGGCGAATATTGGTTCGCAGAGTGCTTTCCAACCGATTATAACGGATATTGCTTTGTTTAATGAAAGTGCGGACGCATACAAGGAGTTCGTCCAATATGTTCCATCTGCTGAATATCGTCTTTCTACGATGAGTAATTCTAAGCAAGAAGTTCGGTCTATTGATATTCAAGTATATTGGAAGAACAGATTGGACGGACAACTTTATCCCGTATATTTATTCAATCAATCTTCCATTTCGGTAAAGATAATGTTTCGCCGTAGAGATTACGAAACATAATCAACAACCCAAGTATTCTTTTTTTTCTGCCGTGTGTATTAGAAATACATTATGGCGGACATTGAAAAACTATCCGTTTTTGACCCACGCATCGTTCAACAAAAACCCGCTTTTGCCGTGGATAAGGGGGCATTGTCGCTCACGAACGCTCCGTTTAAAGCGATTGCTTCAACCTCCAGTCAAATGACATTTAACATTCAAGTTCCTTCTTTGAATGTATTTATTGACCGAGAGATGGAATGGACTACGGGAGTTCGTGTGGGATTTGATGTTGCTATTCCCGCTGGGACTGCTGTTCCCGTTGGTCCTCTGTTTGAACCGGTTGTGGTTTTCGGGAAAGATGTCGCTCTTGCTCCATTTCCTCTTCAATCTCTTTGCTCTACCCAAACTGCGACCATCAACGATGCCGTGGCAACCATAAACACACAAGATATTCTGTATGAGGTTCTCCGTCTTGTAGATTTGAAGAGTAATCGTCTTGAGAGGACAACCCCGACAATGCTGGATAAGTATCGGTCATACGATGACGCAGTTGGGGCAATTAACAATCCTCTTGCGTCTTACTTTGATGGAACAGATTACGACAATATCCCGAATGGTGCTTTCTGGGACATTGCTTTCACGGACGCAACTGGAACACCTTTCACAGCAAGTTCGTCAAGTTATGATGACGGAACAAAGAGTGTCAATGTAAATAACAGAGTTCCAATTCTTACAGAAGACCCAACATCTCCAGGCGATAGTTATACCTCTTATCGTATTTTCGTTCTCTTTACTGCTACAGAGAAACTGGTTCTTTCTCCATTTATTTTCAGTGAGGAACACGGAGATGAGGTTGGTTTGTATGGAGTGAATAACATTCAGTTAGTATTCAACTTCCGTTCTGCTTCTCGTCTTATTCGTAATGCGACTACAGCATCGGGTGCTACATCAAGGACAATTAGTAATGTATCACTTGCGACATCAACTCCGTTCCAAGACCCGACAATGAATATTCAGTTCCTTACTCCATCTCTGGATATTGCTCTACCTCCTCGCAATGTCCTCCCATATTTGGAATATGCTCGGTATATTCAAACAATTGGGACACTACCCGCCAACTCCTCGGGAACTTATGCTTCAAGCACAATCACACTCCCGCAAATCCCCGATATGTTAATAATCTATGCGAAACCTTATGGAGCGAGTGATTACGCCAATACAGAAGGTGATTATTACTTCCCGATAGACCAGATTTCGGTTAATTTTGACAACTTTGCTGGTCTATTGTCGTCGCATACTTCTCGGCAACTTTACCGAATGTCGGTTCAAAATGGACTGAAAATGGATTGGAATACTTGGAATGGTTTAGGAAGAGTTGTGAATAACTCTACAACTGCTTTGGCGGGAACTACATCAGCAAACAATGTATTATTAGTTGGAGGTTTCCTTGTTCTCAAGATGGGGAAAGATATTACTCTCCAAAGCGGACAAGCACCTTCTGTAGTCGGGAATTACACTCTTCAATTTAATTATAGAGTGAATAATCGTCAAGGTGTATCACGGGACGCTCAGTTGTATGTTATAGCGGTGAATAGCGGTTTCTTTGAAACCCAATCTGGTTCTTCTCGTATTGTAAAGGGTGTTCTCACAGAACAAGATGTGATTTCTGCTCCTATCGCCCCGATTGCTTCTCGTGCTACTCTGGAGCGGTATGTGGGTGGTTCGTTCTTCTCCAAGTTGGGAACTGCTCTCAACAAAGCGAAGGATATGTTAAAGAACCCCGCAGTTCGTGAAGCGGTAAAGGGAGTTGCTCGTAGCGTTGGTGGAGAGAGAGTAAAGGGTGCTGTAGATTTTGCGGAGAAGATGGGTTTCGGTCAAACGGGAGGCGGAAGGACTGGAGGTCGTCGTGGAAACAAGGCACGACTTGATGCGTTAATGTAGGTTGTCTGTGTAGTATTTTCTTTGGATTGTTTAACAATGGAAAGAAAACCATTTGCCGTTTTTACAGAAACAGCGAGGAATGAGAAAAGTGGGTTGTTTTTTGTGGTAGGTAGTTTGTAAGATGTAGGAGTTGAAATGGACTTTGCGTGTCATTCTAAAGAGGAGTTAGGGTTAATATTTTGTCGCAACCCTTTCCCTAAAAAGGGCAGACCACAACATCACAACATCAATGGGTGTCGTGGGAGGACACAACTGGAAAGGTGGGGACACCCTATGGGTTAATGGAAGGTAGGGTTAATATTTTGTCATAAACCTTTTCGCTAAAGACCCACAACTCAACATCACAACATCAATGTCCTCCTATGACACCTTGGTGTTGTAGAGTTGTGGTCTGCCCTTTTTAGAGAAAGGTTTGTGGAAGAATATTAACCCTCCCTTTCATTAACCTCCCTTGTGTTGGATATGTCTTGTAGTAGTGCTTCACAACTGGAAAGGTGGGGACACCCTATGGGTTAATGGAAGGTAGGGTTAATATTTTGTCATAAACCTTTTCGCTAAAGACCCACAACTCAACATCACAACATCATCGTCTTCCCATAACACCATAGTGTTATGATGTTGTGGTCTGCCCTTTTTAGAGAAAGGTTTGCGGAAGAATATTAACCCTCCCTTCCATTAACCTCCCTTGTGTTGGATAGGTCTTGTAGGAGTGCCTCCATATCTGGGTCTGTTTTCATTCCTCCTCCTTCTGTGGGAGGGGGTTTGTCTTTGACATATTCTCGTTGTTGAGTAATGGAATGTCCCATAGCAGTCGCCGTGTCCTTCATATCTTGTAGTTCTTCTCCGTATTTGGAAGTTAGGTATATGTGGCGTAGCATAGAAGACCCGACTTTCTTGTGGAAGATTTTGTTGAGAATGCGAGTAATGGAATTGACGGAGGAGAGAGGAGTTCCGTCGGGATTAACGAGGAGAGGAGTGATAAAGTTCTTCCCTTTCTTTCCTTTGTTGTGAGGGTGGTGTGCTAAATAGCATCGTAGAGCGTATCGTAATGGTTCGTTGTCGGTAATGTCAATTTTGACTTGTCCGTATTTTTTGGAGGTCTTGTATTTGTTGAAGTAAAGAGTTTTGTTGTCAATGGCGAGGTAGTTTTTGTCTGTGGGTTTGTCGTCGGCATTTTTGACGAGGTAAAGTAATTGGTAATCTTGATTGCGTCTGGGAGGTATGTCTGTGTAGAGGGAAAGAATGAGGAATTGTAGTAGAATGTCTTTTTGTTCTGGTGTGATGGATTTTTTATTACAAAAGTATTCAACTCTTGTTTTGAGTTCTTTCTTTCGTTCCAATACTTCGTCCCAAGTAATCCAGTTCTTTGCTTGTTTTTCGGTTTTATGATTGGAGTATTTGGATTGGTATTCTCGTGCTTCGTCGTGTTTGTCGTTGAGTAGTTTAGAGTAGAATTGGTAAAGAGATTTGTAGGAAGGTTTGTTTTGGTAGAGTGAGAGGACGCTTGTAATAGCACCGAGCATATTGCGATATGTGGTTTCAGCGTATGGTTCAAGTCGTGCGAGGACATCTTCCTTGTTTCGTAAGAATGCGAGGTTTTTGAATGGTCTTTTGTTATTGAGAGTGTAAAGTCGTTGAATGTAGGCATTCGCAGAACTTTCAGTAATGTCTTTTTGGGATTGTAGTTGTTCTGCGAGTTTCATCATAAAATCACTTACGCCAAGCATATCTTCTACTATTTTACAATGAAAACATTTTAAGTAAGAAACTCAAAATAGTCCAGAATTACAAGGTTAGGTGTGTTTTGGGAAAACAACTTATAAATTGAAACGAGTTCTCGCAAGACATACCCGATTAGAAAATTGTGTAGAATTGAGAGAAAATGAGTTCTATGAATACCCGATTTAATGTTATGGACGCTATGGCGGATATTGATGAAATCAAGGAAACTCTTGGAGATGTGAAATATAGGAACTTGGCGAATGCGTTAATGTCCCTCCATAATCGTCAGCGTGAGAGTGAGCGGAGGGAAACCCAAAGTCGTGAAGTCCTTTATGTGGGGGACGATTTTGATGACATTCCTTCCCCTTTGGAGGAGTTTGATAATCGTGGGATTTCCCAGTTGATGTTGTGTCAAATGACTGGTAGGGATATTCGCACAGCATCAGTAATGAGTTGGATTGATACTTTATGTGATGATGATAAGGAAACTTGTCAAGATTACATAAGAGCATCAGTTGATAATCTTATGACTTGTATAGAAACGAAACAAATGTTCGTGAAATACTTGAAGCATATTGCTGGTTGGGGTCAAGTTATGGAAGGTGAGTTTCTTATCAAAACTTTGAGTAGCAAATCAAAGAATTGTAAATACAAAGTGCGTGTATCAGTCGGTGCTGGAGAAGGAACTGGAAAGATTTTACAACAATGTCTTCCTACGAAGTTTATCAACTTGGGAAAGAAAATGTTTAGAAGTCCGTATGTGTTGGAATGGTGTGTGAGAACAATGTGGGAATATTTTATGAAAGAAACCTTTGAGGAAGAAGATGTGCGGAAGTTTGAGGAAGCAAAGGATTTATTGTATAGGTCTTCAGCAGAAGATGGAAGTAATTATGGTTGGGAGGCGTTTCATAATCTTGACAAAGGTGGTGTTCTCCTCAACCCCAGATTACTGATTGGAAATATGGGGGCAAGACACTCACAAAATAGTAAGAGAACTTACATCTTGACAAGTAGTTATATTGATTGTCATTGTAGATATGCTCCCGTTTTAAGGATTGAATATTTAACTGAGTAAAAAAGTCAAGAATGAAGAAGATTACATTATGGAATATTGCGGAAATACCCTTATTTTTGCCGGATTTGGTAAAAAAGTGTATATATGAGATTATTACAGACTGGTAAAAAAGTGTATATATGAGATTATTACAGACTGGTAAAAAAGTCATAATAGACTTAAATACAAGTAAAAATCAATTGATTTTTACAAGTAAATAAGGCATAAATACACTTTTTTACATCGGTAAATATCCGGACATTACACTTTTTTACAAAAAGGACTTAAATGGTAAAAATCTGGACTATATAGTAGAATGAGTTGTCGTGTTATGGATTGTTCCCCACCAATTGAAACGAACATCACAACACCATCTAAGGACACATCGCCTATACAAGTAGAAAACAAGATGACGCAACCAATCCATCTTGCCGAAACTTTCCGTATTCCCATTGGAGAACCCTCAACCCTCCCCCAAGCATATTTCCAAGAACCAATCAACCTTTCCAAACTGGAACTACTACTCAACTCTAACGATAATGTTCTCAAGGAATATGTTGGGACTTGGGGAACTCTCCTCAAAAATGAAAGAACTCACCTCCAGAACCTCTACGATAGGGCAACCAGTTTCAAAGGAAAATGGAAAGGCATTCCAGTTGTTTCATACCATTTTGGAAAAGAATGGAACAATCTTGGGAGTTATGCTGGACGAGTTTATCCCGACGGAAAACTATCTCTTGGTTGCCTCCGTGCTGAACTACGAGGTTTCCTTTGTGTAGGAGAATGGACGGATATTGACTTGGAAAACGCTCACCCAAAAGCACTCCTACAAATATTCGCCAAATCGGGTATTCGCACTCCACAACTCTTTTATTATGTCGCAAATCGGGACGAATGCCTCCGTGTCTTAATGGATACTCTCAAAACCGACGACGGAGAATATATCTCCCGTAAGAGAGCAAAAAATCTATTCCTACGACTTACATACGGAGGGTCTTTACGCTCTTGGATTGAGGGAACGGCAACCGATGAGGAAAACAAACAACCACCCATCACGAACTACCACGAACTACCTCACGAAACCCGCAAGTTCCTTGACGCATTTGAGAAAGAAACACAACATATCATTCTCAAATACATTTGCGACGCAAACCCAGAGATTGTTGCGAAATACACTCGCCTCAAAAAGAGAAATCCACAAGCATCTACCGCATCACTATTCGCTCAAAACTTGGAAAGGAAACTCCTTGAAAGTTTGTTTGAATATTGCCGTCTTCAAGGACTTACTCGCAACCCCAAACAAAAACCACGAGATTACAACAAGATACGAAGCATTCGCCCTCACGAAGTCATATTGTGCTTTGATGGACTAATGCTACGCAACGAACATATCCAACGAGTTGGGAAAACCATTCCCAATGTCTTGCGAGAGGCGGAGGTATTCATTCTTGACAATACCTCTTTTGATATGCGACTTACCGAAAAACCCATTGACTACGCATATTCTATTGATTATATCCACGCCAATCAAATCGTTGAGGAAATCGTCAAGGTTTATCAAAACGATTACGAACTTATGGAACGACTTGTTGAGTTGAAACCCAACTATTTCAAATGTCATATTCACGCTCCAAAAGACATTTACATCTACGACGAAACTACTGGAATGTGGGTCAATCACGCAGAAATCATATTCAACTACATCTTATCCAACCGAACACTATTCCCCAAATCACAAGATGAAAAATCCAAACTATTCACCTACTGGGGAGAAAGTATCAAATCTCTACAAAATGCTCTCGCTAAGTTCCACGCCTTCCCAAGCATACGGGACGATGATTGGTTCTTACCACGCATTCAAAACTCATCACTCGGCAAAATCCTACTACAAGACGGATACTACGATTTTGACAAAGACGAGTTTCACGAGGGTTTCACTCCCGAGATTGTATTCCACCACAAAGCAAACATTCCATACAATCTTGAATGGGACGAGGAGAAATCGGGATTTCCTACGATGGAAGATTGTATGGAAATGCTGGAACGCAAACTCGCTATTGACCCAGCATTTGACAACAACAAAACTCTCAAAGCAATGCTACATTATCTCTCACGAGCAATCGCTGGAAAAGCACCACAAGACCGAACCTTTATGATGGGAACGGGAGCAACGACTGCTGGAAAGGGAACGATTGCCGACGCTCTCAAAGGCACATTTGGGAAATATGTTGCCGAAATCAACACTCCCAACTTATGCCCTCCATCAAAGAATGTTGATGATTTTGAGAAACACATCGGTTTCCTCGTGGATAAACGATTTGCTCGTATCCTTATCGCACAAGAACAACCCGAGAAACGACCTCTCGCAAGTGATTTAATCAAGAAACTATCGGGAGGCGACACCCTTGAGGGACGCAAACTCTACGCAAACTCCATCTCTTTCCAACCTCACGGGTCGCTCTTGTTATTCAACAACTCCGTGGAGGGAGCATTTGACAAAGTTGATGATGCCGTTCGTATTCGCATTCGGGCGTGGAACTACGACAAAACTTTCGTTAGAGATGTCAAAAACCCAGAAACTCAACTACCTATTGACCCAGATTTCAAACCCAAACTCGCACACAATCTCTACTACCAACGAGCATTCTTTCAACTACTACTCAAATACTACCACAACCCCGACCAAGAGGCACTCACACAATCCAAAACACTCTCCTCCAATATCTCCTCACGATTGGACGCTCGTTCCAACTATCTCACCGACCATATCCAATACACCGGCGAAGACGATGACTTCATCACACAAACCGATATTGAGGATATTTATGACCTTCTCCTACGAGAAAATGACAACAACTACGAGTTCAAACGACTATTCAAAAATACCAAAGCACTCAAGAAAGAAATCATCAATATTGGAGGAATACCCACAAATACCACTCGTGTTATGGAATATCGGGGACGCACTCTTGGAAAAAATACCGCTATTGTAAGGAAAGTCAAACGACTATTTGACGAACCCGAACCCGAACCCGAACCCGAACCCGAACCCGAACCCGAACCCGAACCCGAACCACAACCCTCTACTCCCCCTTTAAGTGGGAATGGAGAACCAACTATCGTCCGTCGTCGTCGCCGTCGTATTCCTAATCTTCTTCCCAAACCCAGTGATATTAGTAATATTTGCGACGAGGTTTTCAATGGAGATGACTACTAATCCTATTCCATACATTATGATATATTATATCATTTTTTATGTGTTGAATGTTCCACTCCAACCATCACTACCATACGCCAACGGCAACCAAGTGTTGAACTGAGCGACATACATTAAAATCGCCCAACGACCCCCTTGATTGCTAAAATTAGCATTCACCCCTCCTAAAATCATTACGGAAGACGCTGGATTACCACCATTACGGAATATCACATTCGCCGCACCGGGATTACCAATATTTCGCACAAAGATTAATGCTCCGTCGCTTACATCTACTCCATTATTGACTGGAAGATTGACAAAACAAACTCCTCCTACTCCCGCTTGGGGTTGGAAGAGTGTAATGAACGAACTTGGGTAAGTGTAGTTATATACTTGACCTCCGGCAGTAAATGGAACAACTTTTGTTTGAGAATGAACTATACCATTCGTTAATCCCATAATGAGATTACCATTCAATAATAAACTTGATGTATTCATTTTAGGAATATCTGCTCCATTCGCCAAAGCAGTTCCGTCAATCGTGATTTCATTACTCGCATTCAAAGCGTTGATACGGATTTCGGGAGCATTAATCTTTCCTTCACAAGTCAAACCACCAATATCTACAATATTTTGCCCGTCAGCATTATTGCCTCTTGATAAAATGGACGCTAAATCGCCATCTCCACCGGTCGCATCTACATACGATTTTGTCGCAGCGTCTGTGGGTTGCGTAGGTGTTCCCATATTTGTTATGCGAGAACCACCCATAGCAATAGAACCCGCCATAGTCCCACCAGCAAGTGCTAAAACGGGACGATTATCCACATAGGTTTTTGTAGCAACCTCATTGGGATTGGAAGGAGAAGCAACATTTACGATTTTTTGATTATTCATATTCAAACTTGCTCCTTGAATGGAACACGAACCACCAATAGAACTGAAACCAGCAGACGCAACTTGACCCGGAGTTGTTATATCTCCATTCGTCATATTGAAAACAACCTTCTTGTTTGCCCCTCCATTGTATTGGGACATATAGATTTCCGTATTGTGTTGAACTGCGAGAGCGGTTTGGATTGTATCTGCTGACACTTGTGCTTGGTGGGTCGCATCTGCTGGAGCAAACCGAATGGAAGAAGCACCAGCACTCCCAAATTGTAATGCTCCGGTCATAGTATCACCGGTAATATCCACTTTATTAGAAATATTAGCAGTATTTGTATCTACTTGATTACTCACATCTGCGATTTTTGCGGTATTCAATGGGACTTGAGTATCCAACGCATCTACATCTGCTTGTAATGCTTGGATTTGAGGTTCTATTCCACTTGCGTCAATCACCAAATCTCCATAATCTGCTACAAAAATATCCAAGGAACTACGAGAACCAACTGCTCCCGCTTCAATGGAAGTATCCACGGCATTTTCCAACTGCGAGTAAGCATAATCAAACTGGAAAGCAACAGAACCACTTGTATTATCTGGTGGAACGGAAACTTCTACAAATCCAAACACCGCATTATCGGGATAATCCACACTCATTCCCTTCAAAATGATTTTGGATAATGAAGTGGGTTGAGTGCTATTTTCAAAAGGCGACCAAGAGAGAGTATCATAGACTTTCACCCTACTCAAATCTTCATCATAGACCGCATAACGGAAGTCAAAGTTGCTTAGGGAACAACCCGTAATGAAAAGACTATATTCCACATTTGCGAGTTGAGCGTAGTTTGGATTTACCAAATCACTTTTGACCCGTAAATAATCATTCTCCGCTTGACCCGTTTCAAACAAAGGAACAAAATCGTTTTGAGTGTAAGGAACGGATTGCGTTGTAGTGATTAGAGGATATGTCGCATTCCCAGAATACAACAATGTGTCCCCAAGACGAGGAGCATCGTCCAACTCTTCTGGGTCTGTGTTAATCACAACATTTGAAAAGGTTGCTTGTTTCCCAGAACCATTGTAAGTTTGTAAGTAGTTGGCGAATGACATACTTTCTATCTTACAAATCTTTTTTTTATACAAACGATGTTGTGAAACCCACAACAAATCCACAACACAGATTAGGTGTGTCTTGGGAGGACATTCTATGGTGTTGTGGGTTTCACAACATTCTCTTCCATTTCATTATTTTAACCCAAACTTCGCCAAATCGCACTTTTTTACCATTTTATGTCGTAGGAGGACATATTTGGAGGCATTATGGGTTAATGGAAGGGAGGGTTAATATTTTGTCATAAACCTTTTCGCTAAAGACCCATAACACAACTCAAGAACATCAATATGTCCTCCTATGACATCATCGTCCTCCCACGACACATTGATGTTGTGATGTTGTGGTTTGCCCTTTTTAGAGAAAGGTTTGCGACAAAATATTAACCCTCCCTTTCATTAACCCATAGGGT